GCGGAGGCAACTGAACGCCCAGCATCTTTTCGATCTCTATCCGGTACTGGAACCCAGCATGTTGAGCGACATGAGACTGTAAAGCCGCCTGAATGGTAGGAGCCTGTGGGTTTTGACCGATCAATTGCTGTATCTTTGGGTCCATGATGGCGTTTAAATGCACCTTAATATGGGACTCATGATCCTGATAAAGGAACGCTTTAACCGGCTTTCCAGACAAAATACACATGTTTTCTGACACTGGATCTTTAGGTTTAATATCATCTTCTACTGGAACTAACTTCTCTACGTTCTTGATTCCTAACACTTCTAGCATTTGCCTGTGGAGTTGCGGCAGGTCATAGATAGCGGGTGCTGTGGTTGCAAGTTGCAGGGCTGCTTGGTATTGAACGACCCGTTGAGCCATTGTTGATGCGTTAGGGTCTGATACAGGGATGATTTCGACTATGTCGTAATCCTGTTTCTTAGCCTTTCTTGCGTTAACTATAGAAACATCGACCTCATAGTCATAATCTTCAGGGGTATAATCCCGAACAATGCCTGCTAGGAGTTTAAACTCTTGCTTCATTGCTGCATGAACACGGGCTTGTACTGCGCTCATGACCTTTAGCGTCCTCTCTAGGATCGCTAGGGTCGTCCCGACAGGGGCTTGAGCTGACATATCCCCCACTTTCAGGTCTGCAACTGAAGCAAACTTTCTCCCTTCTTCTACAATGGTCTGCAAAAGCTGATAAAGGGTAGCTGAAGGCTCTTTATATGGCAGAGGGATGATCGAATCTTTGATTGTCATCCCAGTTACATCCACATCTCGCCATTCTCCCGGTGCTATAGGGGTATCGTCACCCTTAACACGCAGGTCTTTGGACTTAAATCCGCCCGGAAGGTTGGATAATGTCCCGGCATCTACCAATTGACGCAGAATTGAGGTGGCAGACTTAGCAAATCCACCAACAAGATGGATTAATCCAAAACCATAGAAACCAAAGCCCGGAATATAGGGATAATGGACAAAATGCATACGCTTTTCGCGTAGCTTGTCATCTTCTAGGTAGTTTCTGCGGATAGATAGGATCTCGCCGGAGGAAACGATGGTGACAACATAAGGAAGAGCGATTCCATCTGGGTCTTCATACCCCGGCATATCATAATCAAGATGCACCTCATAGATAAGCTGACGATCATCCTCAATAATGTTAACGCCGACTTCATCATCTTTCTTTTTTTCTATTTCTGTAACGGTTGTATCAGGATCTCCTAACTCTATATCCCGGTAGAAACCAGCAACCATTAATTTGCGGATGAGGTTTGGGGTCTTACGCATTCTATGCGTGACTCTTGGCGAGGAAAATAAATCAGACGCACCATAAGGAACAATTACGTCTTCTGCTGGGACAAACATCGAGACCTGACGGCAGAGACTTGGATCATAATAGACTTTCTTAAATGCCGATCCTGAAATTGGCAGATTCCAGAGAAGACGCTCATGCTCTTGGCGATACTCAACCATCTTCTCAGTTAATTCATAGTTCATGTCTTCAGCAACACGAGCAGCAGCCTCTTCCTTTTCAGGGGTGATTGCTCCAATAATCTTTGTTTTTACTGGACCTGACGCAGGGAATGTCTCGATAATTGTCTCTGACTGAAACTTAACTACAGACTCAGCTAGGATCGGATGAAACACGCCACAAGCCCCATCCCAAGGCTCTGTACGGTCTTCTATCTTCAATCCCAATAACTCCAGACCTTCTTTATACGTTCTTTCCCATTCTTTTCTGGAGCTAACGTCTGTACGAATGTCGTCTAATATTTCCGATGAAATAGATTCAAGATCTGCCTCTGGAATTATCTCTGCAAGATTGTCATCAAAACATTCAATATTAATTTCTACAATAACGCTGCCATCATCTTCTGCTGGTAATTCAAACTCAACAGCTTCTTCTTCTGCAGAATCCAGTCCTACCGGCAGGTTATATAATGATTTACTAATCGCCATGATTTATCTTCCTATTTTTTGACTGGTGGATAAAGTCTTTAACTTCGTCTGTAGACGGAGGGTCATACATTGGCAAGTCCTGCTTTGCCAGTTCCAATAAATACTTGTTTGTCCTTCTAAGTTTCTGTTGTCTGCGTAACCATTTTGCTGGGTCCTCTAGGAATCTTTTTATTCCATAAAGATGCCACAATAGATACCCTCTGACCGTCCCTATATCCAAGAGGTCTTTTGGTTCTAAAGATATTTTTACCCATTTAGTAATACGCTGCCTTTTTGGGAATAAACATTTTATCTTCCTCATCTGAGGAGAGATGAATAAATCCGCCTCGTCTAAATCTGAGCAATGCTTGGGTAGTTGAATCAACCAAGTCATCATGATCACCATTAGGAAAGGAAGCTACTTCCTCTACCAATTCATCTGCCCATCTTGTCTCTGGTCGCCATACCATTCCTGACGCAAATAGATCTGACACTGCGTTTACACGCGCTATCTTATCTGACCCTTTCCCCGGTGTATATTCCGAAACAGGCAGACCTGCCTTTCTCAGCTCATATATTAACGGCGCACCCGCCGCTTTCTTCTCCACCAAGAGGGTGTCAGGGTTCCATTCCTTCCACAGATCATAGGCTGTACGCTTGAGTTCTGGGAACTCCATACGCTCTTTAAACGCATCAAGCACGATAATATTAGCTTGTTCAATCCCGTCTATTTCCCTATAGAAGACTCCCCATGTTGTACATGCGGAATAATCTGCCCTATTGGTTTTCTCAAATGCGGTATCCCAAGACTGGATAATGTAGTCAACCTCTGGGGGTTTCTCTCTGTCCCAGATCTTCCACATCTCCCGCTTGATGATAGCCCCACCCTCTGAGGTGGGGTTCTGCTGGTACTGCGCTTCCCACTTAGCTACTGGGAGTTCTGCCTTGATAGCCTCTAGTTCTTCTTGTTTCCAGAACTCAGCCCACAAGGGCTTGCCGCTAGGAAGAAGGGCGGGTAGCTCTATAACCTCCCAGTCTTCCAAGTCTCTCTTGATGGCATTGTTAAGGATCTGCCCTGTCAGATCTCTTTTACTCCATCGAGTCATGACGATCACTATTGCCCCCCCGGGCTGGAGACGCTGTCTAGGACCGGATGAATACCACTCGAATACCCGATCATACACCTGCGGGGTTCCTTGCATCGCTTCCTGTTCTGAATGAGGATCATCGATGATAAGGACATCTGCCCCTTTACCTGTTACCGCACCCCCAACCCCGATAGCAAAATAATCCCCGCCTTTGTTTGTATTCCAGCGACCGGCTGCTTTGCTGTCCGACTGGAGCTTGGTCGAGAAGACCTCTTGATAATCTGCAGACCCTACCAAGTTTCTGACCTTCCGACCAAACCCTACTGCAAGTTCTGCGGTATGGGCTGTTTGGATGATTTTCTTTTCTGGGTATAAGCCCAGAAACCAAGAAGGGAATAGAAAGGATGCGAATTCAGACTTTGTATGACGAGGCGGCATGTTGATGATTAGCCGCTTGAGTTCTCCTCTTGCGACTCTTTCAAAGGCATCTGCCATGATCTGATGATGCTTTCCGGGGATGAATGCTCCCCACATCTGGCGGACAAAGGGCAGAAAGTTCTGCCTGCATCGCTCTTTCTTATCTGCCTTGAATAGCTGATCTATCTTCTCTATGTCCGGGGAACCAGCAGGCAGGGTATCAAGGATACTCAGGTAACCAGTGATCTCTTCTCTGGTTAGCAAATCGCTCATGTTCCACACTCTTTCATATAGACAACATCTCGTCCAATGATGGGGCAATCCTGATTGTCCTGAACTTATGGGGCTTCATGTTAATTCGCCCCTCTTGCTCTAGGATGTGGATATGTCTGTGGATATTTGACCTAGACCTAAGACCTAGACCAGTTGCGATATCCTGCAGGGATGGAGCAAAGCCCTTGGTCTTTATAAAGGACTGGACGAACTCTAGAATCTCTAGCTGCTTGTTGGTCATTAAACTGAGGTAAAGACCATGTTGATAGTCCCGCCACCCTCAAAACCATTCCAAGGAACTACCTCTGCCCCTCCATTCTGACTTTGAGAGAACTGATGACCATTAACATCACCGGTCAATACAATGCTCTGGTCTCCATCAGCCATCCAGCCCCTGTCTATATAGACTCCTGCCTCTGGTCCAAAGTTAACCCCGCCCTGCATATAGAACTCTTTAGGGATAATCCAGAACCTCAATGCATCAGCATTGTTAGGGTCTTGTGTAGACCAATTGAATTTACCTTGAGGAGGTATT